TTTCCATATTGGACAGGCCTTCTGCCATATCCTCAGCTTTTTCTTTAACCCAAACGGTCATTATCCAGCAACTCCATTCACTTCCCAATTGTAAATTACGATGGCTTCGTTCCATAACCGTAGGGCATCACCATCATTCTCAAACCCCTCTTCAGAGGCAAAATCCATCGTGCTGGAACCCATTACAGTATGAGCAACTCCAACCGTCTTGAGAGTATAAGCAATAGCCTCAGCGGTCTTTCCCCAACCCTTGAGGTTGAAACCACCAGCAAACATCTTAATACCACCATTATGGGCAGCAATATAGTCAATCTTGTTCGTCATCGAATTACCTTCTCTCTTGATTATGTCTTATTATCGCATATTCAGAAGGATTTGTCAAGGAAAATCGTATCACCTAAGTCCTTGATTCTAAACGATTCTGTAAAAAAGTTCTATAATCTGTCCAGCCATCATCAGTCTGAAACCCCCAAGTTCGACTCCTAGCACCATGCCAAAACAGGGTATAACAAGGTTTGTTCTCGTTTAGTTCCAACCAATGCAGATCGGTAGATATTGACGTTCTCCACGACCCTGGCCCTCTCCAAAAGGTGCCATTCGGGGTATGTTCGTAATATCCCCCACTGATGATAAATGTTCCCCAATTCCAAGGGTGGTCATGCAAAATAGGTTCATCAGAGAGGAGAATTTTGTGAAGATATGCGTTGAATGGCACATTCACATTCTTCTCTAGATGTTCTGATTTTTCTCTGAAAATTAGGTGGCGTCGAATCATATACGGTTTTTCACCAGAACGGTCATAGATGATTCGTTTTCTTGTCAATGGCACTATTCATATATCCTATTATGTGTATTATTCACTCTAACAAATGTAGTACATTTTGTCAAGTCCTTTAATCGTTTTGCACCAACATAAGTGCAAGCAGATCGAATCCCTCCAAGAATATCACTAGCGGTATCCTCAACAGGTCCACGATAAGGAACAGTAACAGTTTTTCCTTCTTCCCCTCTATATTCTCTATTAGGATGGCCATGTCTATCCATTGCGGTTTGTGATGCCATTCCATAGAACTCCATACCAACTGGTTCTTCTACATCATCTTCAAACACCAACTCACCATCACACTCTTCATGACCAGCAAGCATACCACCAATCATAACAAAGTCAGCACCAGCTGCAAAGGCCTTTACCATATCACCAGATGAATTGCATCCACCATCTGCAATAATGTGTCCACCAATACCATGAGCTGCATCAGCACATTCAATCACAGCACTTAACTGTGGATATCCTACTCCTGTCTTAATTCTTGTGGTGCATACACTACCACCACCAATTCCCACTTTGACGATATCTGCTCCAGCAAGAATAAGTTCTGCTGTCATATCAGCAGTAACTACATTGCCTGCAATAATAGTTGCATGAGGAAGATGTAATCTTAGACGTTTTATTGATTCAACAAAATTGATGGTATATCCATTTGCGACATCCAGACCAACAAATGCAATATCAGGAAAAGTATTTGCAACTCCCACAATTTCTAAAACCTCTGAGGTAGATATACCAGACATCACACAGAGCATACTTTTAAAACTTGCTTCATTCCACAACTTACCATGTGTATTGTAATGTCTAGCAATACAAGTCATCATACCAAATTGACTTAAAGACTCATGCATTTCAAATGTACCAGTAGTATCCATATTACTTGCCATAATAGGAACGCCAGTCCATTCTTTACCACTATGATAAAATGTATAGGTTCTTTCTAGGTCAACATCAAATCTGGATGTAAGAGTTGATCTTTTAGGACGAATCAATACATCAGAATAATCTAGTTTGATATCGTCTTCGATTATCATCCGTTTGCAGGCCCTGGCGCTTGAGGATACTGGTCATGTTCGATAACCATAAAATTATCGTCCCAATTGAAAGCTTCCATCACTACATTTTTGGATAATCCCTTATACATTTGATGCAACTTCTTATCCTTTGCAGCGACAAGAACAGCTGCTTCACTTTCATGCAACCCTTCTAACATTTGAACAAACATTGCTTCACGTTTATTTTGAGTAATTTGATTATTACCACCACGAATGAAATGATACAACTTACGAGATTCGTAAGACAGAGAAGTATGCTCCGTACCTTCGGGAGCATCATTGCGAGTATAAGGAACATCACCATCTGGTAAAGCCCATTCAATTTTTGGATCAAAAGATGATTTGATTACCATCCTCAATGCATTATGATTATACTCTTGCAAAAGCTTAACCTTTTCCTTTTTGGTCTTGACTTTTGAAACCTTTTCCAAGATTTCTGAAATAAGTAAATCCATTTAAAATTCTCCTATAGATTCAGTGAGATTTCTCAACCTCTTTTGTATAAAATAATTTAGTAGTTTGCTACGATCACCATATGGAGCTTCTTTATATGTATCAATTATTTCCATAGAGAGTTCTTCTGGTGTGTATGTCAAATCAATTAATTTTCTGTTTCTTTGATAATTTCTCTTCACTTCATCATTCGGAGCGACATCATCAAAATTGTGTTCCATCCATGAAGCAATTTTCTTTTTGCCTAATGGTTTCTGTCGTAGTCCATCAGTAAATGTATTATCGGGGGATAGAACATTTGGAACACCATCGCCGGTATCACCTCTAAAAATATGTTCTTTAAGATACCCGCCAGGATTTGCACCATTTACTGATTTCTTAGTAATTGGACTATATTGTTTTACGTTGGGATATTTTTGTAGTTGAATGAAATCCTTATCACCAGAAATAATCATTATTTCATCTGAATATTCCGAACAAAGAACTCCGATAATATCATCAGCTTCTGCGCCATATACTTCCATAAACTTGTATGGCATATTGTCTCTTAGTTCATCTCTTATTTTATTAAGACATAAAAAAATTGCATCCCAATCATGCTCAGATTTTTCTCTACTTTTTCGTCTTCCAGATTTGTATTCGGGAAAATAATCACGCCTCCAATAATGCTTGGAATCATAACATAAAACTAGCTCGCCAAATTCAGATGAAAATTTGGTACGATACATACGCAAAGAATTGAGAATCATATGTCTTACCATATTTTCATCAATTTCTTTAGCTTTACTCATGTGCAAGTGCATCATCATAGATGCCAAAGAAATTTGATTCATATCAACTAATATCATTCGGGTATAAACATATGAGCATTGAAGCTCATACTCCTTCTCTCACCTTCACTCTTGAAGGGATATACAAAATGTCTCAACCATGATGGAAACACTAACATCTTTCCTACTACTGGTTTAAACTTCAAATTGTCACTTCTAAAATTTTGGTTCTCACCAAACATAAATTCTATCAATCCATTTGCTGGATAATGATCTTCAAAATCTTCTTCTATTTCTTTATGCATATTGGGTGGTAATTTAAGATAGACAACTGCCGAAAAATCACCAGTATGATGATGCCAAGGATTATATTCTCCAGCGTACTGACTGATTATCCAACTATGAGTCAAATGAATGTTATTCAATGTTGGGACTGCATTACCAGCAAGTTTCTTCCATGCATGATGATTGCCTTGTTTTATAGATTCTTTTAGATATTCTAAACATGCAGACTTCATCACATTTAGAAGAAGTTGTTTATCTTCTTTGCCCTTTATAGGAATTCGTACTTCTTTATGCACCTTACCAACGAGCATATGTGACCAATCCCATTCTACACTCGCAGCTTCACTTCCAAGCACCTTATCAGCGGTATCATTAATTTTATCAACAAACTCCTTTGGTGCTTCAGTTTCCATAATTATAGGGCTAAATGGACTATGAAATTTCGGGGTCGTCATCATCATCATCCTCTAAAAATTTACTTATCTCAACAAATTTTTCTAACATATCTAAATCAAGCTGACTATGAATACTTTTGTCATCTTCATCAACATCTAGGTCTACCATAATTTCAAAAAATTCATGTGTTGGATGGGGAATTCCCATACTTCTATATATACTTCCTTTTGTCAGTTCAATTATCAATCCTAAATCACGAATAAAAGATTCATCTGAAACACCAATACCATTTTCGCCCATTGTTTGAATCATATGAACAATTATTTTTTGATTAAGTTCTTCAGCAAATTCTATATTTTCTTGTAATTGAAGAACTTCTTCATTAGGAACTTTAACCTTTCTTTTTGACTTTGGCCACGGGCCCTGTATTACGTTGTCGTTTTCCTTTGCGTTTCCGTTTTTTTGGTTCGACATTAGAAATACCTTTCTCTTCATTAAAAATTTCCCTAGTATACACACAACCCATATCTGGATAATAAACGCCTATACTTCTTTTAGGTGTTCCATCATCATAATATGCCAATGATACGCAACGATGACGAATTTTGTTCTGTTGATGCTCACCATAAAAATCATCAACCCAATCACCATCCCGAAGATATCTTTGCATATTTTTTATATATCCTTCATGCATTGCTAACTGAGCTTCTGCTCCTTTTATTTTTTGTCTTACAGAACTTCGTGCTGAACTTACCAATTCTTTTTGAGTTTTAATCCACTCCTTAACTTTTTTAGGATGTAATGGATGATCCTCTGGTAAATCTTTTAAAGATTGTGAAACTCCACTCTGACCATAATCAGGATTTTTTTCTTTACGTTTTTCTCTTGCCTTTTCTAAACGTGCTGCAGCTGCAACCCGTTGTTCTTCTGACATAGGTTTGCGTGGTTTGCGTTTCTTAGGAGCCTGCCAATTACTGTTGTCAGTTTGAACAGCAATTTTTTTTCTTCGAACCATATTAAAATCCCAATTCTTCCTGACGTTTTTTCTGTTCTTTTTTACATCTACGAATACCAGCAGCCTTTGCTCTTCGACGTTTTTCGCCTCTTGATACAAAATGTTCTCGTTCTCTTAGTTCATTGAATAATCCATCCAGCTGCAACTTCTTCTTTAGAATCCTCAATGCCTGATCGACATTATTATTTCTCACATCAACTCTCATTTTCCAATATCCTCTATCTGGCGGGAACGATGGGGCTCGAACCCACGACCTCTGGCGTGACAGGCCAGCGCTCTAAACCGACTGAGCTACGCCCCCCAATATATTTTATTTTGAAGATTTTATTGCATCCCGCAATGTTTTGGCAACTACCTCTGAAACAGGAATGAGTTCCTTATCACCATCCTTATCAATGACGGTATAGATAAAACCATCCGCTTCTAGTTTGTCTAGCATTTTTGAAATTAGAGGCTCAAACATATTTTTTGTTGCAAAAAAATGTCCAGCATAATAACAACCGCCCATACAGCCTAATGCAATTACTGTGTGTAGTATCGGGTCCATAACAATATTTATCTCTCTTTTATTTCACTATATACACTATACAGGAAAAGGAAAGGAATGTCAAGAACTATTTTTAAGAAAATAATATTATTAACAATCCAGTTATTATACTACCTGTTACAAATCCAAGCACCCACGACTTTACTATATCTATATCGTGCCAAACTGCTAGATTTTTAAAATATTCATCTGATGCTATACTGCCCGTTTTTAATGGAAAAAAGTTCTTAATCATACAAATCTCCTTACTTAGTGGTTGCGATAAACACGCCGTTCCAATCTTCCTCAAGTGGCTGTGTTTTCATAAATTCACATCGTTCAATCCACATAGCATAGTAATTTTTCATTCTTCCATCAAATTCATCCATTAAATCGTTACATAATATAATTGCATTATCAAACTGTTGAGCACGATAATATTCATGCATTTTTTCATGCTGTTTTTCTGACATACTCCAATTAGTATTTTCAACCATCCATTCCATTTCACATAAGACTGTATAAATTCTAATACCAACAGTCTTACCTTTCACTGCGAGCTCGTCAATCTTCAAATAAAAGAAATCATCCTTGGTCATGTCATATGTAGATTCACCGACCAATAACAGACAACCATATTCTTTACACTTACTTTCAATTCTAGCCGCAGTTGAAACGGAATCTCCTAGTACGTCATAGCTATGGCGTTTGGTGCTACCCATTTCACCTAAATATCCTAGTCCAGTATTTATACCAGCACCCATACCTACAGGTGGCCTACCCTCTGATACAATTTTATCGTTGAACTTCTCTACTGCCTTTAGCATATTCAATCCAGTTTTAACTGCACTCTTGGGATGATCTGGATCATCTATAGGAGCATTATGAATATGCATACTAGCATCACCGATATATTTGATTACCATGCCATCTGAGTCTAGAATAGGTTGTGTAATTGAATCCATATAACCATTCATAATTTTCGTTAGACCCTGTACGTCATCACCAAAACTTTCCCCCAACGGAGTAAAACCACGAAGATCAGAAAAGCAAATACTGATTTCCTTCTTCATACCATCTTTGATAAGAGCAGGATTCTCTTGCAATAGCCGAACTACAGTTGGACTGGCATATCCAGCAAACTGTTTCTTAATTTCCATTTTTTGTTTATACTCTTCCATAAACCGTAAGAAGGCAGCAATTGCCCATGCAACAAATACTGTGAGTACAGGATAACTCCAATCTACCAGATAATCATGTTTGGTAAACAGGTAAGAACTTCCATAGAACAATCATACAATGATGCAGGCATTAATGCAGCAGCAAAATACCAAGGCAACAATAATACGATAACCATTAGTGCAAGTGAAACACCAAACGATATTCCCAATTCTGCAATATTTGTCCAATAGGGTCTTGTGATGTTTCTTCCTGTCATCATTGTTGCCAAAGAGGCACCAATCAAATCATGCGAATGAATTACACCAACAGGAGTAGATACGGGATTATCAAGACCAGAAGCTGTCATTGACACTATCACGATTTTTCCAGTGAGGTCTGGTAATTTTTCGTGCATTGCGTGTCTGGGAGTACTCCATTTGAAGTCCAACCATATATTACCATGTGCATCTGTGTCAATCATTTTGAATTTTGGTATGCGTAATTTCTCGACGCCTGCAATACTCGTCTTCATCTGGTATGATATATCCCCTGCGGCCATGCGTAAAATTTCCATACTCATTGATGGATATAATTTATCTCCCACAGCAATCACCAGAGGCATACGCCGAACCACACCATCTGCTTCAGGCGAAATTATCATCATACCTACAGCATGTGCATTTTTAGCAAGTATAGGTATAGGCCCAATTGCTCCCTTATATTGATACACCCAACCTTTCCACGATTTACCAATTATTGCAACACCTCTTACAACACCACTATTATTATCATCAACAGTAGGTATCTGTCCTATAATAGTTGGTGTTCGTTTGAGTGTTCTTGCTAATACTTTATCTTTACCAAACCTATCTTCATCTGCAAATAAGATAGGAAGGACAACCAATGCAGCTCCTGCCTGATAAAGCTTAATAATTTCGTTGGATAAAGTATTTCTATCCCAAGGCCACTGACCTTTTTTCTTGATGGTTTCATTATTGATTTCTACTGTAACGAGATTGGATAAACTTTGCTGTTCTTGATTTCTTTGATGTTGGTCTAGCGCTTTCATACGCACCATATCTAAAAACCAAGGGTCTGTGAAGCGTACCCCACACAGAACCAAAATTACAACTAATGATATAATCCATTTTTTCATTGT